AGCGTCTCATGCCTGGAGGAGCAATCATTGTCGTTATGACCAGATGGTCTAAGCTCGACCTCACAGGACAAATTGTAAACCAGATGGTGAAGAATGACGAGGTTGATAACTGGGAAGTAGTAGAGTTTCCTGCTATATTAGAAAACAAACAGGGTGAAGAAGTTCCCCTATGGCCTGAGTTCTGGCCGTTAGAAGAATTAAGGTCTCGTCGAGCAGCATTAGATGTACGGTATTGGAATGCTCAGTATATGCAGAACCCAGTATCAGAAGAAGGCGCATTGATAAAAAGAGAGTGGTGGAATATGTGGGAGAAAGAAGATCCACCGATGTGCGAGTTTACTATTATGACTCTTGACGCTGCCCAAGAAGCTAATAATAGGGCAGATTATAATGCTTTAACCATATGGGGCGTATTTTTTAACGAAGAAACCAATAATTATAATATAATACTACTTAACGCAATAAAACGCCGACTAGAATTCCCAGAGTTAAAGCAACTTTGCATAGAAGAATATAAAGATTGGGAACCTGATGCTTTCATTGTGGAAAAGAAATCTAACGGGGCTGCACTTTACCAAGAGTTCAGACGTATGGGTATTCCCGTTGGAGAATTTACACCGGGCAAAGGGCAAGATAAAATTAGTCGAGTCAATGCTATATCAGATTTATTTAGGTCAGGGATTGTGTGGGCTCCCGACAGACGATGGGCTCACGATGTTATAGAAGAATGTAACGACTTTCCTAGCGGAGCTAACGATGACTTAGTGGACGCTACAACGTTAGCGTTAATGCGGTTTAGACAAGGCGGGTTTATTAGACTGCCTAGTGATGAAGAAGATGAAATACCTGGATTTAGAAGCTCAGGACATAAGAAGTTATATGCTGTTTAATTGGTATCTAGATATCGTAAAAGTAGTAAGATTCTTATGGAAAATTGTAAGGGCTACAAATTTAGTGCTTTTAATACTAATAAATTTGGTAGAAATACAAATTAGAAAACTTTTTAGGAAATAATTATGGCAGCAAATGACATAGATAAAGGATTATCACAAGCACCTCAAGGCTTAACTGAAAAAGATTTAGCATCTATGCTCGGTGAACCTGATCTTGAAATTGAAATAGAAGACCCGGAAGAAGTTAGCATTAAAATGGGTGGTCTTGAAATTGAGATTGATCCTGACGAAATGGATGACGGATTCAATGACAACTTAGCTGAGGAAATGGATGATAACCTACTTCAAAATTTAGCTTCAGACTTAATCGAAGAATATGAAGGTGATTTATCAGCCCGACGTGATTGGTTAGATACTTATGTAGATGGGTTAGAATTATTAGGTCTTAAGATAGAAGATAGAAGTGAACCATGGGAAGGTGCATGTAATGTCTTTCACCCAATCCTTACAGAGACCCTAGTTAAATTCCAAGCAGAAACAATGACTGAAACTTTTCCTGCAGCAGGACCAGTTAAGACTCAGATTATTGGTGCAATGACTCAAGAAAAAGATGACGCAGCTAAACGAGTTCAAGAAGATATGAACTATCAACTAACTCAGAAAATGACTGAGTACAGACCCGAACATGAAAGAATGTTATGGGGTTTAGGTTTAGCAGGTAATGCATTTAAAAAAGTTTATTTTGATCCTTCATTAGACCGTCAGGTTTCTATGTATATCCCCGCTGAAGATTTAGTTGTTCCTTACGGAGCATCATCTTTAGAAACAGCAGAGCGTGTAACTCATGTTATGCGTAAAACAAAAAATGAATTAAGAAAGTTACAAGTAGCAGGATTCTATCGAGATGAAGATTTAGGTGAACCTTCTCATAACTTAGAAGAAGTTGAGAAGAAGATTGCAGAGAAGATGGGATTCAACGCAACAACAGATAATAGATTTAAAGTTTTAGAAATGCATGTTGACCTTGATCTAGAAGGTTATGAAGATGAAGAAGATGGCAAACCAACAGGTATTGCTTTACCTTATGTTGTAACTATTGAACGCTCAACTCAAACTATCTTAGCAATAAGACGTAATTGGGATCCTGAAGATGATACTAAACAGAAACGTCAACACTTTGTTCATTATGGATATGTACCAGGTTTTGGTTTTTATCATTTCGGTTTAATCCATTTAATTGGAGCCTTTGCTAAATCAGGCACGATGTTATTACGTCAGCTTGTAGATGCAGGAACATTATCTAATCTACCTGGTGGTTTCAAATCTCGAGGTCTTAGAATTAAAGGAGATGAAACTCCTATTGCTCCAGCTGAGTTTCGTGATGTAGATGTACCAAGCGGTACAATCCGCGACAATATTATGGCGCTACCTTACAAAGAGCCTAGCCAAGTTTTAAATCTGTTGATGAACCAAATTATCGATGAAGGAAGGAGATTTGCTTCAGCAGCGGATTTAAAAGTATCTGATATGTCTGCTAATGCCCCAGTTGGAACTACACTAGCAATATTAGAAAGAACTCTAAAAGTAATGAGTGCAGTTCAAGCACGTATTCATTATGCCATGAAACAAGAGTTTAAACTCTTAAAAGGAATTATTAGAGACTATACTTCACCCGACTATTCTTATACACCTGTTGATGGTGATGCAGCCGTGAAAAAAGAAGATTATGATATGGTTGAAGTTATACCTGTATCTGATCCTAATGCTGCAACAATGTCACAGAAGGTTGTTCAGTATCAAGCAGTAATGCAATTAGCACAACAAAACCCTGATTTATATGACATGGTAGCTCTTAATAGACAGATGTTAGAAGTATTAGGTGTTAAGAATATAGATACATTACTTCCAGATAAAAACAATGTAGCCCCTGCAGATCCTGTTACAGAGAATATGAATATATTAAATCAAAAACCTGTACAAGCATTTATATACCAAGACCATGAGGCGCATTTAATAACACATATGTCGTTTAGAGATGATCCTAAAATTAGAGAGATGGTTGGACAAAATCCTCAAGCAGGAGCAATGTTATCGGCGATGGAAGCTCATATTGCAGAACACTTAGCATTTGAATATAAGAAACAAATGGAGGAACAACTTGGAGTTCCATTACCTAATGTGAATGAAGAGAACCCAATACCTGAAGAATATGAAGTAGAGATTTCTCGACTCGCTTCTGAAGCAGCTAAAAAACTTCTACAGAAAGATATGGCAGAAGCTCAACAGCAACAAGCTGAACAACAAGCTCAAGATCCGTTAATTCAAATGCAGCAAAAAGAATTACAACTTAAAGAAATGGAGATTCAAACTAAAGCTCAGAAAACAATGGCAGACATTGAGTTGGACAAAGCTCGAATTGAAGTGGACAGAATGCGCATTGAGTCACAAGAAAAAATTGCTGGTGCTGAGTTAGGTGCAAGAGCAGCGATGGAAAAACAAAAACTTGATGCAGAAGAATTACGCCAAGGTACTCGATTAGGCATAGAGGCAGTAATGCAAGAAAAGAAACTAGAAACAGATCTAGCAAAAACAACAATTAGTAAACAAAGAAAGGACTAACATATGTTAGAAAGCACGTTAAAACTTTTAGCTGAAAAGCTAGAAGAGGAACGCAGAAATATTTTAGAAAATTTAGGTGATGGAGTAGCAACAGACTTTGCTCATTACCAACACAGTGCAGGCATAGTTCGGGGTCTTATGATTGCACAACGACACATCGCAGACCTTGCAAAACATATGGAGGACAATGATGAGTGAAATCATTACGCCAAATAAAACTATTGTTGACTTCAAAGGCAAAGCAGTCGCCACTGAAGAACCTAAACAAGAACAAAAACCCACTCAATTACCAGAGATTAAAGGATACCGCATTCTATGTGCAGTACCTCAAGTTGATGATAAATTTGAAAGTGGAATTATCAAAGCAGACAAAACAAGAAATATTGAAGAACATTCAACTGTAGTTTTATTTGTTATGAAATTAGGAGATATGGCTTATGCAGATAAAGACAGATTTCCTACAGGGCCTTGGTGTAAAGAAGGAGACTTCGTAATCACTAGAGCATATTCTGGAACTCGAATCAAGATACACGGAAGAGAGTTTCGCATTATTAACGACGATACCGTAGAAGCAGTGGTCGATGATCCACGTGGCTACGAACGCGCATAAGGAGTAAAGCATGGTAAAAATTGTAAATGAAATACCTGACGAACTAAAAGACAATGAGTCTATGGAAGTAGATTTAGCGCCTCAGGATAAAGAAGATTATGAAGAAGCTGCACAAGCTAAACAAGAGGAATCTAAAAAAGCTAAAGCAGAACCTGAGTTTGAAATTGAAGAGGAAGATGACACTCCTCCACAAGATCGAAACCGAGACCCACTACCCAAAGATATAGTAGACGAATTAGAAAATGATAATTTGGACGACTATTCTGCCAAAGTTAAAGCCCGACTAGCTCAAATGAAGAAAGTTTGGCACGATGAACGTAGAGCTAAAGAAGCAGCTGACCGTGAAAGACAAGAAGCTGTCGCAATAGCGCAACGAATTATCGATGAAAATAAACGATTAAAACAAACTTTAAGTTATGGAGAAGAAGATTATCTCAAAACACTTAAAGAAAAATATGAAACAGATTTAGCTGTAGCTAAGCGAGACTATAAAGAAGCGTATGATCTAGGAGATACCGATAAAATAATTGAGGCTCAAACTCGATTAAACGACGTTCAGTTTAAATTATCTAGCGCTGCGGGGTTTAAACCTCAGTATAAGATAGATAATACTTTACAAACGCCTCAAAATAGTGGACAATTAGCTCAAAATAGTATCCAAGTTCAAAAGCCAGACGGCCGTGCATTAGAATGGCAGTCTAAGAATACTTGGTTTGGTCAAGATGAAGAAATGACCAGCTTGGCTTTGGGCTTGCATGAAAAGTTAGTACGGTCAGGTATAAACCCGACTAGTGAAGACTACTATCGTCGTATAGATGAGACGATGCAAAAACGTTTCCCAGAATACTTTGGGGAATCTGATGATTCGTTGGAGGACAAACCTGCCCAACGCAAACCCTCGACTGTAGTTGCTCCGGCTACGCGTAGTACCGCGCCTAAAAAAGTACGACTAACTAAAACACAATTAGCATTAGCTAAGAAGTTTAAGTTAACACCAGAGCAATATGCAAGAGAACTTTTAAAAACGGAGAACGCAAATGGATAAGAGATTAGACAGAGATTTAGAAATACGTGAAGAAACTCAACCAAGAAAAAGAGAATGGGCTCCCCCTTCACTTCTTCCAGAGTTTAAAAAACAACCAGGTTGGGCATATAGGTGGATTAGAATTTCTCTCGCTAATGATGCTGATAATCTAAATGTGTCCTCTAAAATGCGTGAAGGCTGGGAACCTGTGAAACATTCAGAGCACCCAGAAATACAATTACCGGCATCCGCTGACAGTAGATTTAAAGATTCTGTCGAAGTAGGTGGATTGCTTTTATGTAAAATGCCACAAGAAATGGTAGATCAGAGAAATGCCTATTATAGGCAAAAAGCAGAAGGTCAAGCTAAAGCTGTTGATAATAGCTTTATGAAAGAAAATGACCCTCGTATGCCTTTATTCTCAGATAAAAAATCTACAACTTCTTTTGGTAAAGGTTAAACAAATATCTTTAAGGAGATTATATTATGGCAACAACAGCCGCACCTTACGGTCTAAAAGCCGTTAATTTGGTAGGTGGTCAGCCTTATGCTGGTTCTACTCGCCAATTAAAAATTGCGTCTGGGTATGCTGCGAACATCTATAACGGTTCAGTAGTTTCAATCGTAGCTGCAGGTACAGTAGAAATTGTATCTGAAGTAGGTTCAAACGCTGACGCTTTCCCAGCTGGTACAGTTGGTGTATTCGTTGGATGTTCTTACACAGACCCAAACACTAAACAAAAATTATTCTCACAATATTGGCCTACTGGTACAGTAGCTGCTGACGCTGTGGCATATGTTATTGATGACCCAGATGTTGT